GAAAAACGAAATTCATCAAAGACGTATTCCAAGTGCAACAGGTGGTGGTACTAATGTAATTGATGCTAGTTTTAATCCTCTTTCAATTAATGAGGATTACTTCTTTCCACAAACAGCAGAAGGTAGAGGATCTAAAGTTGAAACATTACCAGGTGGTACAAACCTAGGTGAAATTGATGACCTAAAATACTTTACGAATAAATTATTCCGTGGTTTACGTATTCCAAGTTCTTATCTACCAACAGGTGCTGACGACAGTGCCGCACAATACAATGATGGTAGGGTTGGAACAGCATATATTCAAGAACTGAGATTTAACAAGTATTGCGAAAGATTGCAGAGTTTAATCAGTTGGGTGTTTGATAGAGAATTTAAAATGTATCTAAACGCCAAAGGCGTTAACATTGACAATAATTTATTTGACTTACAAATGAATCCACCAATGAACTTTGCCGCATACAGACAAAGTGAAATGGATAATGCTCGTGTTAATACATTTGCATCATTGCAAGAAGTTCCTTATATGAGTAAACGCTTTGCACTAAAACGTTTCTTAGGATTAAGCCAAGAAGAAATTGCAGAAAACGAAACTATGTGGCGTGAAGAGAATTCTGCAGAGAATATTAATAATGTAGGATCACAGGCACAGATGCGTGGAGTTGGAGTAACACCAGGCGGAATAGCAAGTGACATCGAAGCATTAGGATCAACAGAGCCTAGTCCAGAAGCACCAGCGGCTCCGGAGCCAACTGACACAGGTACAGACACAGGACCTGCAGGCGGAACTCCACCGGCGGGAGCATAAATATTATCATGTTATTACAAGAGTTTTTTTATTTTAATCAAGACGGTAAAAACTTTGAGGATGATAAAAGATATGATTCTCAAAGAGATATTTCTGTGGTTAAATCAGACGACACAAGAAAAACACGCCTTACACTAAATCAGATTAATACTATTAGACGTACAGCAGAAGCACGTGAACTAGAGCAGTCACAGGAACGTGAGTTCATTCAATTGATGTACGGCCAACCGGCACCAGAAGCAGTATAATAAGTAACTTCTTCTTTTAAATAAACGCATGAGCAGAGCATTTGTATTAGGTAATGGTACCTCACGAGAACACTTTGATTTGCAACGTTTGGTTGGCAAAGGCAAAATCTATGCGTGTAATGCAGTGTATAGAACATTTGCTCCAGACTATCTAATTGCAGTTGATCCTAAAATGGTGCACGAAATTGTGGGCAATAACTATCATCTAGACGGTGAAGTATGGACCAACTATAATAAAGCATACGACAAATATTCCAATCTTCGCTACTTTGATCCCAACAAAGGATGGAGCAGTGGACCCACAGCATTGTGGAAAGCAACCAAGGATTGGTACCAAGAAATATGGATTTTAGGGTTTGATTACACGGGTTTATTTGACGGAAAACGTGTTAACAACATATACTCTAGCACTCCTAACTACAAAAAATCAGAAGAACCCGCTACTTACTATGGTAATTGGCTACGACAAACAGAAACAGTTATACGTGAAAACAGCGATATAACGTTTTATAGGGTCATTAAAGAGGGTGACTTCTGTCCCACCGTGTTAAATAGTTACGCAAACTACAAGATTGCTACATATTTAGAGTTTGAAAAGGCCATTTTTGGGTAGATTTATCAAAAAACACTGTTTTTTGCCTATTTCTACCGGTAAAAGTGGTTTTTTTGTAAATATGTATTGACAGCCTTGCCTATAACAAACATTTAAAAGGAGATATACAAAATGTCAGACACAAGCAAATTTGAACAATTATTAGACTTGCTCGTGAACGAAGAAAAGGAAAAAGCAGAAGAACTTTTCCATGATATCGTTGTTGAGAAGTCTAAAGAAATCTATCAGGGTTTAATTGAATCCGAAGATAAAGAAAATGAAGATGAAGTTGAAGAGTCTACTGAAGAAAAAGAAGAAGCAGTAGAAGAAGCAACTGAATCTGACGACGAGGACGAAGCAGTTGAAGAATCAACTGACGACGAAGACGAAGAAGTAGAAGAAAATTTTGAAGAAGAGTCAATTGAAGAAGTAGGTGGTGACGCCGCTGACGATATGATTAACGATATCGAAGCAAAAGGCGACATGGACTTCGACAAAGACGGTGAAATGGATGACCATGAAGAAGAGCATGGCGACATTGAAGACCGTGTAGTTGACTTGGAAGATGCTCTTGATGATCTTAAAGCAGAATTTGACGCTATGATCGCTGATAAAGAAGGCGACAATGGTGAAGAAGGTGCTGAAGACGAAGCCGAAGAAGGCGACGAAGAGCCAGAAGAAGAATCAGTGGAAGCCGAACTGACATCTGCAGAAATGCCGATGGAGGGAGCAAAAAGCAAATCCGCAACAGAAACTATGCGTGAATACGTAGAAAAAGTTTCTGCTCCTTCTAATTCAGAAGGTGCTGATAACACCAAATCTCCAGTAGCATCGAAAGGTGGAACTGAAGGTGGTGCTAATGCTAAAAACATTGCACAAGGTGGTGAAGAAAAAGGCGGTAAGGCACCAAAGGCCAAGGATATGGGAATGTCTTTCGAGAATGAACCAGGTTCAAAAGCCGGCGATACCTTTAAGAAAGCATCTGTTAAAAAGAGTGCTGAGTAACTTTTATAGTAAAAGGAGATAAGCCACTATGGCGTCTTTATACTTACGTGAAAATTTGACATTCGACCAAGCAAAGGTCACTTTAGAGTCACAAGGTGAAGGGGATAATAAATCTCTTTATTTAAAGGGCATTTGTATTCAGGGTGGTGTCAAAAACGCTAACCAGCGTGTTTACCCTGTCTCCGAGATAGGCAACGCTGTAAAGACCCTAAAGGATCAAATTGACGGTGGTTATTCTGTACTTGGTGAAGTAGATCACCCAGATGATTTGAAAGTAAATTTGGATCGTGTATCGCATATGATCACAGATATGTGGATGGACGGTCCTAACGGGTTCGGCAAGATGAAAGTCTTGCCAACTCCCATGGGTAATTTGGTTAAAACAATGCTGGAAAGCGGAGTTAAACTAGGTGTATCCAGCAGGGGTAGTGGAAATGTTAACGAGTCAACAGGCGAAGTTAGCGATTTCGAAATCATCACAGTTGATGTGGTGGCACAACCTAGTGCACCGGGAGCCTATCCAACACCAATCTATGAACACATCATGAATACACGAGGTGGACTTAGTGCGATGAGGATGGTGCATGAGATCAGCAATGATCAAAAGGCACAGAAGTATCTTAAAGAACAGATACTACGAGTCATAAAAGGCTTGCAGTAACAAATAATGAGGAGAAGCCAATGAGTGACGTTTTTAACAAACTTTTTGAAACAGGCATCCTAGGTGAGGAAGTACGTTCCGAACTTACTAATGCGTGGGAGATGAAAGTTAAGGAAAACCGAGACGTTGTTACTGCAGAACTTCGTGAAGAGTTTGCGAAACGCTACGAACATGATAAACAAACCATGGTCGAAGCACTTGATCGCATGGTTTCCGAGAAATTGTCATCAGAAATTGCTGAATTTGCCGAAGATAAGAAAGCACTTGCGGAAGCAAGAGTTGCTTATAAAAAGCAAGTAAGCGAACATTCTGAATTGTTAAAGGACTTTGTTCTAAAACAATTGACAAAAGAAATTGCTGAAGTTAATGAAGATCGCAAAGCGGTATCAGAAAACTTTGGTAAACTCGAAGACTTTGTTGTTAAGCAATTAGCAAAAGAAATTAACGAGTTCGCAGAGGACAAAAAAGATTTGGCAGAAACCAAGGTAAAACTTGTAAAAGAAGCCAAAGAGAAACTAAGTGAAGTAAAACAACGCTTCATTGAGAAATCCGCTAAAATAGTTCAAGAATCTGTTAACAAAAAATTAGCAGAAGAAATCACACAATTGAAAGAAGATATCAAGGGTGCTAGAGAGAACCATTTTGGTAGAAAACTATTCGAAGCATTTGCTAATGAATATCAAACATCATATCTAAACGAAAAATCAGAAACTTCTAAGTTGATGAAAATCGTTGCAGAAAAAGATGAAGCACTAGCAGAGGCTAAGAAAGCGGTCACAGAGAAACAACAACTTGTAGAGTCAAAGGAGCAAGAAATTGCAAAAGCCAAAGATGAAGCAAAACGTGTTGAAGTGATGACTGAGTTGTTGGCTCCATTAGGTAAAGACAAGAAAGAAATCATGTCAGAACTATTGGAATCGGTTGCAACTGATAAGTTGCACACAGCGTTTGATAAGTACCTTCCTGCTGTAATGGACGACAAGTCGGCTATTAAAGCAAAGCGTATGGCGTTAACCGAAGCATCTGAAGTAACAGGTGATAAGGCAAGCAAAATCGTTACAGAGGAAAAATCAAACTTAATTGAACTCCGCAGATTAGCGGGATTAAACTAAAAAGGAGAGACAAAAAATGTCAGACATACTAAAAGAAAACTGGCAAGAAACGAAGAACGCTCTTTTAGAAGGCCTTAATGGTCATAAGAAAAGCGTTATGGATGTCACTCTCGAGAACACTCGCAAGTATCTCGCTGAGTCGGCTTCATCTGGTGCAACAAGTGCCGGCAACGTAGCAACACTTAACCGTGTTATTCTTCCAGTCATCAGACGTGTTATGCCAACCGTTATTGCTAACGAAATCGTTGGTGTACAACCTATGACAGGTCCAGTGGGTCAAATCCACACATTGAGAGTAAGATATGCTGAAACTTTCGATTCTGCAGTTGCAGGCGAAGAGGCACTATCACCTTTCAAAATTGCTGAAGGCTATTCAGGTAATGCTTCTACTAATGGTGCAGATGCTACTGCTACATTAGAAGGTACACCTGGTAAAAAAATGTCAATTCAAATCTTAAAACAAGCAGTTGAAGCGAAAACTCGTAAATTATCTGCTCGTTGGACATTTGAAGCGGCACAAGACGCTCAGGCACAACAAGGAATCGACATTGAAGCAGAAATCATGGCCGCTCTTGCTCAGGAAATTACTTCTGAGATCGACCAAGAAATCTTGGGTTCTTTAAGAACACTTGCTTCAACTGAAGAAACTTACAACCAAACTGCGGTATCTGGTACTGCTACATTCGTTGGTGATGAACACGCGGCACTTGCTGTTATGATTAACAGAGTTGCTAACAAAATCGCTCAACGTACACGTAGAGGTGCTGGTAACTGGGCAGTTGTTTCTGCTCAAGCATTAACTGTACTTCAAAGTGCTACAACTTCTGCGTTCGCAAGAACTACAGAAGGTACTTTCGAGGCTCCAACTAATACTAAATTAGTAGGTACTTTGAACGGCTCTATGAAAGTATTCGTTGACGCTTATGCACAAGACGACACTGCTGTACTAGTTGGTTACAAAGGCTCATCTGAGGCTGATGCGGCGGCTTATTACTGCCCATACATTCCTTTAATGAGTTCAGGTGTTGTATTAGATCCTGCAACTTTTGAACCAGTTGTTGGCTTCATGACAAGATATGGTTATGTTGAGTTATCAAACTCTGCATCATCTCTTGGTAATGCGGCTGATTACTTAGGTGAAGTTGCTATTACACCTAATACAATTACTTTCTCTTAATAGATAGAGTAGTTACAGTATTAAAAGGGCGGCAGAAATGTCGCCCTTTTTTTATGGCTAAACTTTCGTGTTAAATACTAGCATGAAAGAAGTTGCACACAGTTTAGATTGGAATGAAGTTGAAACAGAACTTAGAAGTTTTGCAAAAACATCACCTGAATTTAACTTTGATATTGTAAAGTTTATCGGGGGTATGAAAAGTGAAGTTGCAAAATTAGGCAATCTTGAAATTGAAATGCGTAGAACACACCGCGACAGTTTAATATTAAAGCATAAAGATCAGTGCAACAAAATCAATAGAGCAGTACAAGACTTTGCAAACGTGCATCTTATGTACCTCTTTACTAAAATAGACTAAATACTTTTGTCATAAAGTGTGCCCCTGACAAGGCGGACTTATGCGGTACCCGCCGCGTAGACCTAGAACGTCAAACATAAGGAGAAACAAATGGGAAGACCTATTAATAAAAGATACTTCGGTGCTAGAAGCGGAGTAAACGATCAATCTATCGGTGCATATGCACAAATTGGTGCTAACGCTGAAGGTGAAGGTTACATCGTTAAACAAAGAAGTTCATCTAAGTTCAAAGTAACTGTTGGTGCGAACACTGGTATTTGTACACTAGTGAACAAAGCAATTGGTTCTTTAGCGGCTGATGAAATGCTTATTCAAGGTTTTACATCAGGAATGAATGCTGTAAATCTAAGAAAACTTACTTCAAGACTTGCGTACGATTGGGATAACAATAAGTACACATGGGCAGTTGAAGATGATTCATCAACTACAATCCTACGCTTAACAGCAGTATAATTTTAGTTACATAAACTGAAGAGGGCAAACTTGCTTTGCCCTTTTCTTTTGACTAAATAACTGTGTTAACACAAAGGATCCTAATAAATGGCCAAAGACGTACTTAGACTTTCAGGTGATTATGCAATCGAAACAAACCCTAACGGAACAATTACCCTTAATACGGGCAATGAACAGGGTACTGTGGTTGTTACCGGCGACCTTACTGTTTTAGGTAACACATCAACTGTTAGTTCTGAAAACTTAACAATCAAAGATAACATTATTGTTTTAAACCAAGGTGAAACAAACAACGGAGTTACGCTAGGTACATCAGGTATACAAATTGACCGAGGTACAGCAAACGCCGATGCAACTATTCTTTGGGACGATAATGAACCTTACACAATGCCAAGCGGTTCCGCTGGTGCTGGAATGTTTAAGTTTAGAGTTGGTTCGACACTTGGTGCTATACAAGCACATCACGTTTCGACAACAGGCGACGATTTGGTACTGTTAGGTAATAAAGCACCTAATGCTAAGGTTAGCATTAGAGGAACAACAGATTACGAACTAAATTTAGAAGATGACGATCTAGTTAATAAAAAATATGTTGATGACGCTATTCAAGGTGGTGTTCAAATTCCTGTTATTAGAAGTGACAACACTAAAGTTGAAACGTACGATATACAGAGTGGAGACCCAAGAAGCCAAATTACAGGCGAAGTTGATGGTGTTGTTAGACTATTATTAACAAATCAAGAAATTACGCTTGGAGATATTACAGTTGACGGTACAACTATACGTCCTACCAACTCAAATTCAAGTTTATTTTTGGAATCCAATGGTTCTGCAGAAGTAGTTGTTAAAGATGTACTTTCAATTACTGGAAATGTTGCTCCAAGTGCTCCAACAGACGATGCTTACAGGCTTAAACTATACGTTCAAACCGAAGATGTGGGTGGTTCCGGCCTATTTTTTGTAAATACATCTAGTACAAGAGACGAATTAGTTAGCAAGAAGAAAGCAATACTAATGAGTATGTTATTTTAGGAATAAACAATGGCTATTGCAAATGGTTTTATAAACGCAACACTAACAACACTTTATACAAGTAGCGGCTCCAATGCCATTACTTCCATGATTTTCTGTAACTATATGGATACTGATAATATCTCAGGTGGCGGTACTGTGTTGACAGATTCTGAAACCTATTTAGATTTACATATTGTTAAACAGGGACAGGCAACTTCTGATGCTAATAAAATTCTTCATATGGTTAAATTACCCGGCGGTGAAACATTTATTATGGATTCAGAAAGAATTGTTTTAGATAACGGCGACATGGTTGTTGCTCAAACTACTTCTCCTGCAACTGTAAACTTTATGATTTCAATTATACCGGTGTAATAATATGAGATTTGTTAAACAAGCATTCCTTAAAAGTAAATTTATAGTAGATAAATCCGTTTTTATTGATATTAACGGTGCGGTTTCATTTGAGGGTGCGGCTTCAGGTTTAGTTATTGGTGGTGGCGACAATAGTGGTCGTTCAACAGCACCAGTTAATGGTACTGTTAGATATAATACAGCAACCAACGAACTTGAAGTTTATGTTAACAACTCTTGGGAAATCCTAAGAACAAACAGACCAGGAACTATTCAAGTGCAGAACCTAGGAACAGGTGATGCAAATCTTACAGAATTTGGTCCTCTAGATCCTACTCCAATAGCGGCGGCTAACATTTTAGTACTAGTTGAAAACGTTGTGCAAATAGCAGACATCAACTATACGCTATTACAAACAGGTGCTGGTAAACTTGTTAAGTTTGACTCACCAGTTCCATTCGGAAAAGACGTTGTTGTATTACACGGCTTTGACGGAAGCATACTTGGTTAATTTTTTAACCTATCCTTACACTTTTCCAAATTAAGCATAAATAACTGTAATTGCAGTAACGTACGACCAGTTTTGTACTGCAAGAACATACCGTGGTCAACCCGCGATGTAAGGTGGTTGGAGGCACAGGATGCCCGCTAAAGGAGAATAAACAATGGCCGTCGGTCGTATTTCGGGTCCGTTGCTTAAGGCAAATCTCATCAGGAATGGTGTGGATCTGGCTTTTGAAACTGACTTATTATATCTAGATGTTAACAACGGTAGAGTTGGTATTAAAACAACTTCACCAACACACGATCTCCAAGTAGCAGGTAAAATTTACACAGACAACTTACAAGTAGGACCGGAAAATGTTTCCTCTGGTTTGCTTCAGGTTGGCAATTTAGAAATTCAAGGTAACGAAATACGTTCTAGTTTAGGAACTATTGCGTTAACACCCGCTGGTAATGATCCAGTAATTTATCACTCAAAAATTCACGTAGATTCATTAGAATTAAATGACAATTACATTACGACAATTGATTCTAATGCACCTATTGAATTACGTCCAAACGGCACAGGTACTATTGAATTAGTAGGTAACACAAACGTTACTGGTAACTTGTATGCCACAGGCAACATCACAGCAGGCGGTAATATTACACTTGGTGATGGAAACACAGACAACATTCAAATTCAAGGTGAAATCATCAGTGATATCAATCCTGATGAATCTGACAAATACAGATTAGGTATTCCAACAAAACGTTGGAAGTCTTTGGATTCAAACTATGCTAATATTGGTACGCTACAATTAGGCGACAATATTTTACAAACAATCAATTCCAACCAAGATTTAGTAATTCGTGCTAATGGTACGGGTAAGGTTAGAATTGAAAACTTATTATTGGTTGAAGAAGGTAACACATATTTTGTTACAACAAACGGTGATGACACAGAAGAAGGCACAAGCGTTGACAGTGCATTTGCTTCAGTAGCATTTGCTTTAAGTCAGGCAACTTCCGGCGACATTGTTAAAATTGCCGCAGGTAGTTACACTGAACAGTTTCCAATGGTTATTCCAGCAGGTGTAACAGTTGTTGGTGCTGGACTAAGAGCGACTGAAATTAAACCAACAGTGGCAACACAGGATTTGGATTGTTTCTATCTAAACGAAGGTGTTGTTGTTCAAGATTTAACTGTTAG